ATGAAGAAGTATCTCAATAATTTGTTTGACTTTATCAAACACAATCCTGTAGATGCTTTATTAGTCTTTATAGCTGGATGGTGTATTGGATTAATCATACAATGAAGATATTTCTGACTGAGATAGAAGCTTACGGTACAACCTTTGCAGGTCCTAACATTGTAGCTTCATCTTATGAGAAAGCAGAACTAGCTGCAGCCCAGAACCATTTAGTTGTTGTGGGTGAGTTAGACAGCATCTATGTGATGATGATCTAGAAAAAGAATACTTAAACACTATACCTAAAGAAGAAGATAGGACACTACACTAATGTTATTAGAAAGATTACAACTTAGAAAAGGTGGTAAAGCTAAAAAAAGAAGTCCACTGTCAACAAAGCAGGTAACTATACCAAGCCCGGACTACGTAAAAGAATATTTCAACGAATAAAGCTCACAAGCTTCACACGGTACTGCAGCCGGTAAATGGTCTGCACGTAAAGCACAAGCCCTAGCCAAAGCTTACAAGAAAGCTGGTGGAGGGTATAAGTAATGTTAAAGAAGTCACAAAATCATTAAAAGATTGGAGCAAACAAGACTGGGGAACTAAGTCTGGTAAGAAGTCTAGTGAAACAGGTGAAAGATATTTACCTAAGAAAGCTAGAGAAGCTTTAAGTGATTCAGAGTATGCAGCTACGACAGCAAAGAAAAGAAAAGATAAAGCTGCAGGTAAACAACACTCTAAACAACCAGATAAGATTGCAGATAAAACAAGGAAATTTAGAATGGCTAAAGGTGGTAAAGCAGATGGTAGGTTAAAACGAGCAGGAGTAAGTGGTTACAACAAACCCAAGCGTACTCCCAATCATCCTACTAAATCACATATTGTTGTAGCTAAATCAGGTAGTACAATTAAAACTATTAGATTTGGACAACAGGGTGCTAAGTGGTGCAGGTAAAAATCCTAAAGCAGGTGAGTCAAAAGATAAAGCCAAAAGAAATCATTTAAAGCTCGTCACGCTAAGAACATTGCCAAAGGTGTGTTGTCTGCAGCATACTGGGCTAACAAGTTAAGTGGTAATAAGAACTATTAGTTTAGTTTTGTTGATGAGTGTGTAACAACATCAAACAACAATGAGTTTGACAAGTGTAAAGACATTTATTATGCTGCTTATCTGAAGAAATAGTCTTAGAAGAATGGCATAAATGTATGCAAGGAGAAGATCATGGGTAAACAAATAGGCAGTGACGAAAAACCTTTTACATTTAAATCACCCATATATAAAAATACACACGGAAGTAAGGGTGCTAATCCTAGACCCGGATTCTATACACAAGACTATAGAGATAACTGGGATAGAATATTCGGTAAAAAGAAAACCGAGGAGAACAACAATGACAATGATTAAAGAATGGTTAGAAAAGTAAAGAAAGCTTATAGTAAGTTATTTAAGAAAGCTCTAGCTCCAAAGAAACAAACAAAGAGGAAAACAAATGTTAAAAGAACTACTAGAAAAAAAAGTAAATAGTATGATTAATACCAATGACCTTACAGACATGCAAGTCTGGGGTGTTATGTGTGGTATAGGTTTTATATCAGCTTTTATTATTATGTGGATAGTCTAACAGACTAAATTATCTAAGATGTTATTACCTGACGGATATATTAAAAGAAAAACCTCAACCATTCCGTTTGGGTATGAGTTAGATGAGGTTACAGGATTTCTTAAACCCAATTGAAGATCAACTAGAAGCTTTACAAATTGCTGAGAACATGATAGTCAACGAAGAGATATCACTACAAGCTGCATGTGATTGGTTAGAATACAAAACAGACAGAAAGAATTTCTACTCCCGGTTTAAAGAAACACATAGATAAAAAATATGGTAAACGAAACGAAAGACTGGGAGAGGAATCCTCATCTCTACTTGCAAGATGATGATGGTAACTTTCATCTTAAAGAAAGACGGAACTCCTAAAAAGAAAGCAGGTCGACCTAAGACCAGCACCAGAAAAAGCTATCAAAGCTGCGAGTGCAACTGTAGGTCGTAAGCAGCGTAACATTAAAAAGCTTGAAGCCAAGCTTAACAACGCTAGACAATCTTTTAAAAAACAAAAAGAAACAATTCAAAAACTTGACAAGACTGTAGAAGGTCCTGTCACTGACAGATGAACTTGACAATCTTCCCAAGGCTGTACAAGAAAATCTAGACAACCACAAAGTATTATTCCACGCTAACGAAGGTCCTCAGACAGACTTTCTTGCTGCCGGTGAAAAAGATGTATTGTATGGTGGAGCTGCCGGTGGTGGTAAATCTTTTGCCATGATTGTAGACCCACTAAGATATTGTCACAAGAAAGCTCATCGTGCTTTAATCCTCAGACGTTCTATGCCAGAACTTCGTGAGATGATTGACAAGTCACGTGAGTTATATCCACAAGCTTTTCCCGGTGCTAAGTTTAGAGAAGTTGAAAAGCTTTGGAACTTTCCAAGCGGTGCAAAGGTTGAGTTTGGTTTCCTTGAGAGAGATGCAGACGTATACAGATATCAAGGACAAGCATATAGTTGGATAGGCTTTGATGAGATTACTCACTTACCCACAGAGTTTAGTTGGAACTATCTTGCTTCACGACTAAGAACAACTGACCCAGAAATACAAACATACCTTCGCTGTACTGCTAACCCCGGTGGTGTTGGTTCTCATTGGGTTAAGAAAAGATACATAGAACCTTCAGAACACAATACAAGTTTTCAAGGTGGTGATGGACTTAACACGTAAGTTTATTCCGGCTAAGTTAGCTGATAACCCATACCTTGCAGATGATGGTGTCTATGAGCAAATGCTTAAATCTTTACCACCGATTCAACGCAGACAATTGCTTGAAGGTAACTGGGATGTAGCAGAAGGTGCAGCTTTTGTAGAGTTTGACCCACTACATCATGTGATTACTCCGTTTGAATTACCTTTACACTGGGAAAGAGTTAAAGCAGTTGACTATGGATACGCTGCAGAAAGCTGTTGTTTATGGGGAATAATGGACCAAAATGACGGAACTTTAATAATTTATAGAGAATTATACAGAAAAGGCTTGACAGGAGAAGAATTAGGTAGTATAATAACAAGTATGGAACTAGAAGACCCTTACTCGGTCTCTGGTGTCTTGGATACAGCAGCGTGGGCTAGAACAGGTACTACAGGACCTACTGTTGGAGAAGCACTTGTACGAGCAGGACATAAGCTTAGACCAGCAGATAAGAATAGGGTACAGGGTAAAATCCAGATACATGAGTTTCTAAAGGTTCAAGATAATGGTAGACCTAAGTTACAGATATTTAATACATGTCCTAACTTAATAAGAGAATTACAGTCTATACCGTTATCAAAGAACAATCCGGAGGATGTGGATACACATGCTTCAGATCACGCATATGATGCATTGCGTTATATGATAATGAGTAGACCACGAATGGTAAGTACATTCGATAGGTTGAGAGGATTAAAAAGAGATATCCATCAACCGGCTGATTCAACATTTGGATATTAAAGTTTATGGCAGACAACGATAATACATTTTTAAACGCTGACAACCTCTACCAAGATGTAGAAGGTGAAGCTGGTAAAAATCTTGATCTTGAAATAGAACAAAAAAGTAATCTTGTTGGTATTGTTAAATCAAGATTTCAAGTTGCTGAAGACTCAAGACGTTCAGATGAATCACGTTGGTTAAAAGCTTACGAAAACTACAGAGGACTTTACAACAAGTCCATTAAGTTTAGAGACTCAGAAAAGTCTCGTATCTTTGTAAAGATTACTAAAACAAAAGTACTGGCTGCTTTTGGTCAACTTGTTGATGTAATCTTTGGTACAGGTAAGTTTCCAATTGGTATTGCAGAAACTAAAATACCAGAAGGTGAATTAGCTAATGCACACTTAGATACTCAAACAGGTGCACCCGGATTAGAAAGTACTATGGGTGGTGGTGAGTTACCAGATGATATTGGTAACAGAATGGATAATCCTTACGATGTTGGATACGAAGGTGATGGTAAAGTTCTTAAACCCGGAGCTACTTTCCAAAAAGGAATCTTTGAAGAAACTCTTGAAGATAAAGTAGAAGATCAATTGGTTGAAGGCTTTAGTCCTATACCTACAAGTCTTAGAAATTTCTCCAGCACAGAAAGCTGCAAGGAGAATGGAAAAACTTATCCACGATCAAATAGATGAATCAAAGGGTTCATCAGAAATTAGAAATGCTCTTTTAGAATCTTCTCTACTTGGTACAGGGATTGTAAAAGGACCATTTAACTTTAACAAGAAACTTCACAAGTGGGATACCGGTGAAGATGGTGAAAGAAGTTATAACCCATTAGAAGTTAGAGTACCTAGAATTGAGTTTGTTAGTTGTTGGGATTTTTATCCAGACCCCGGAGCTACTAGCATTGAAGAGTGTGAGTATGTTATTCACAGACACAAACTAAACAAATCTCAACTTAGACAACTTCGTAACATGCCTTACTTTGATGAGGATGCTATACGTAATTGTTTACAGATGGGTGCTAACTACGAAGAGAAAAGCTTTGAGTCACATTTAAAAGATGATGCAAGAGCTGATGAAGACTATCAATCTAACTTTGAAGTTCTTGAATACTGGGGAATCATGGATGCAGAGTATGCACGTGAAGTCGGTATAGAACTTTCAGATGATATTGATGATTTAGATGAAGTCCAAGTTAATGCTTGGATATGTGGTAACAGTTTATTAAGAGCAGTGGTCAATCCATTTACTCCTTATAGAATACCTTACCACGCTTTCCCATACGAAAGAAACCCTTATAACTTCTTTGGTATTGGTGTAGCTGAGAACATGGATGATTCTCAACAGATTATGAACGGTCATGCACGTATGGCTGTAGATAACCTAGCAATGGCTGGGTCTTTGGTGTTTGATGTAGATGAGTCTGCCTTAGTTGGTGGACAGTCTATGGAAATATATCCGGGTAAAATATTCAGAAGACAAGCTGGTATGCCCGGACAAGCTATACATGGTTTGAAGTTTCCTAACACAGCACCAGAAAACATGATGATGTTTGACAAGTTTAGACAACTTGCAGACGAACAAACTGGCATACCTAGTTATTCACACGGACAAACAGGTGTACAAAGTATGACAAGGACTGCTTCGGGTATGTCCATGTTATTAGGTGCATCAAGTTTAAATATTAAAACAGTTGTTAAAAACCTTGACGACTTTTTATTAAGACCTCTAGGAGAAGCTTTCTTCCAATGGAACATGCAGTTCTTTGAAGGCTCACTAGATGTCAAAGGTGATTTAGAAGTTAAAGCTACTGGAACAAACAGCTTGATGCAGAAAGAAGTAAGAAGTCAAAGACTTACTACCTTCTTACAAACTGTACAAAATCCTGCTGTTGCTCCATTTGTTAAGATTTCTAAACTGATTAGTGAACTTGCCTATAGCTTAGACTTAGACCCAGATGAAGTTTTAAACGACCCTGAAGAAGCAGCTATCATGGCACAAATCATAGGAATGCAAAATGTTGGACAAACAACTGGCGAGGAAGCTCAACCCGATAGTCAACAACCCGGAGGTATGGGAAGCCTTGCAGGAACACCTGCACAACCTCAAGACCTTGGACCTACAGGCACTGGCGGTGGCAACATCGGAATCGGAAATGTTCCGGTTGCAGGGGAAGATCAATTCTCTGGTACGCCTAGAGCAGTTGCCGGAGCAGGTTAAAGAAGCAGCAAATAGAAAAGAGGAAATATGAGTTTATTACAAGACGACAACAAAGTAATTTCAAGTATAAAGATGGTATGGAAGTAGAAATGCCTAATGAAGGATTAAAAGCTTTAGCAAAAGAAGCTCCAGAAGTTGTTGAACGAATGTTAAAAGCAGAAGGTGGTCCAATGAACCCATGGTGAAGAGCCTATGATGGATGAACCTATGATGGATAAACCTATGATGGATGAGCCTGAAGAGGATATGCTTCCAGACAACGAGATGGAAGATGAATACTTAGATTTTATTTTAGATGAAGCATTAGATAACGAAGAAGAAGAGTATCTAATGTCACAGTTACAAGACAACGATCAACTTAGTCAATGATATTTGATAAAGTTATAGACGTTGCACAAGAATTTGCTGGGTCTGGTCCTGTTGAAGGTCCGGGTTCAGGAGTCTCTGACAGTATACCTGCAAGGTTATCTGACGGAGAATTTGTCTTCACTGCTAAAGCTGTAGAAGAAATCGGAGCCGACAACTTAATGGCAATGATGAAAGATGCAGAAATGAAAGCAGATGATAGACAAGGTTTAGCTAATGGTGGTGAACCTGAAGAAGAAACTGTTGAAATGGCGGTTGAAAAACCTGCAACTAAACAGGACATTAGAGTAGTGAAAACTACTGTAGATAACTACTGTGGAAATGATTGCAGATGAAGATGAGATATCTAAAAGTATTAAATCTAAAATGATGCTTGACAACCGAACTGGAAGACACGTCCAAAGCTAAACAAACTTAACGGTAGGGCTACCTTATGTCATAAGCACCCTATCATTTTATAAACCGAAAGGCTACCTTTACATACAAGCCCTCTAGTCGACATAGAGCTACCTTGTGAACGAAGCCCCCGTAGGAGAAGAATATGACTACTGAAGTACAAGAGGAAAATGCCAATCCTTACAACATGAACAAATCATGGCATAAAGAAGAAGAAATAGGTTTCCAAGATGCAGACGGAGTTTTTTTCGAAAAGCCCAAAGCAAAACAAAGAAGCAATGACCTAGTGAACCTGTAGAACAGGTAGCTGAACAGAAGTCCAAAGGATGAACCTTACAAGCGACCAGACTACAAGAAACGCTATGACGACTTGAAAAAGCATTATGACTCTAAGTTAAATGAATTTAAGTCTAGAGAACAAGAGTTATTAGAACAGGCTGCTGAAAACAGACCTAACTATGTAGCTCCTAAATCTCCAGAAGAACTTGAAAAGTTTAGAGAAGAGTATCCTGATGTCTACGAAGTTGTAGAAACTGTTTCTCATTTACAGTCCGAAGAGAAATCTAAAGACTTAAGAGAGAAGCTTGAAAGACTACAAGAACGTGAAAAGAGTTAGTTCGTAAAGATGCTGAAAAGCGATTGATGGATAAGCATCCTGATTTTGAAGATATTCGCAACAGCGATGATTTTCATGGTTGGGCTAAAGAGCAGCCTAAGTCTATCCAAGATTGGGTATACAACAATGCTGACGATGCTGATCTAGCTTCAAGAGCTTTAGATTTATTCAAGAAAGATATTGGTATGGATGTTGCACCGAAGAAGTCAAATTCTAAACAGTCCAAGAAATCTGCTGCTGACATGGTTTCCACTAAAACAACTAGTGTAGAACCAAGCAAGAGAAAGTTTGGACTGAAAGGGAAATTGCAAAAATGTCTATGGCTGAATTTGACCGGCACGAAGCTGAGATAAGTGAAGCCATGCAAGAAGGCAGAATTGCAAAATAATTAACTATTAACTAAAAACTTAGGAGAATATCAAATGGCTCAATATTTTGAACCCTCAACTGATACCGATGCTAACTTTGCAAACTCTGTAAGTGGACAAACTAATAGTTTCTTTTTACCTTCGGTTTACTCTAAAAAGGTTTTAAACTTTTTCAGAAAATCGTCTGTTATCGAAGCTATTACTAACACCGACTATGCCGGTGAGATTACTGCTTATGGAGACTCTGTAAAGATTATCAAAGAACCTGTTATCTCTGTGTCAGATTACACAAGAGGTAGCGATACTACTGCAACTAAACTAACAGACCAAGAAACATCTTTGGTTGTTGACAGTGCTAAAGCTTTTAAATTCATCGTAGATGATATTGAGAGCAAAATGTCACACGTCAACTTCAAAGAAGTAGCTTCAAGCTCTGCTGCATATGCATTGAAAGATTCATATGATGCTGCTGTTTAGCTGTTATGTTTGCTGGATTGTCTGCTTCATCACCTAACCACGTGTTAGGTTCTGACAACGCTACTGATTTAGCTGCTGGAACTTTTGACGGTACAGGTAACTGCTAGACATCGGTTTTGATTCTAACGAACATGACCCTCTAGACCTTATGGGTAGAATGTCAAGACTATTAGACGAACAGAACGTACCTGAAGAAGGTCGTTGGTTTGTTGCAAGTCCTGATTTCTATGAAGTTCTAGGACAATCTAGTTCTAAATTGTTGTCTGTAGACTACAATGGTGGACAAGGCTCAATCAGAAATGGTTTAGTATCAAGTGGAAAACTACGTGGATTTACATGTACAAATCAAACAATATTGCTGCAACATCTAATGCTGCTGGTAAATGTTTGGCTGGACATATTTCATCTACAGCTACTGCTCAATCTATAACATCAACTGAGGTCCTTAGAGACCCTAGTTCTTTCGGTGATATTGTTAGAGGATTGCATGTCTATGGTGCGAAAGTACTAAGAGACGAAGCAATTGTAGGTGCTTTCTACGGTATTGACTAATACCAAACTTGGGGGAGTCTTCGGACTCCTCCTCTTTTTTTAACGCATAATTTTACTAAGAGGTAAATAACATGGCAATTGTAAATATAAGAGATACTGGACGTAACTCAGCAAGAACAAATGATGTTCGTGAGTTAGCGACTAAGGTCCAGAAACCTTCTGACACAGAAGCAATCACCGCAGCGAATACAATAACAGCAGCCGAATCAGGCACACGTTACGTTTTAAACGTAGCAGCAGCGAAAATTCAAACTCTTCCTACTCCAGCAGCAGGTTTAGAGTATTGGTTTTACGTTGGAGCAACAGAACCAACAGGTACTCATACAGTAGTAACAGCATCAAGTGCTAATATTATTGTGGGTAACGTATCTTCTCCGGAAGATGCAGCAGGTTCAGTCGCTACAGTTACTGATGCAGATACTATTTCGTTTGTAGCTAACAAGGCAGTACATGGAGATTTTGTTCATGTATGGTCTGATGGTACAAACTGGTATCTAAATGGTCAGTGTAAAGTTCAAGACGGTATTACTACAACTCAAGCGGGTTAATAATACAGTCACGGTATTGACGAAACAGTCTAACGGGGGAGTTTCCGGACTCCTCCACTTTTAAAGGAAAAAAATGGAAGAAAGATTAACAGGAAATCCAAAACCAAGTGGAAACATATCTGATTATAACTCTATCGAAGAGAAAGAAGAGATGTGTAAAGACATGGCAGGTATGCGAAAGTTTAACAGTAAATTATCAACAAGATAAAATCAAAACAATTGGGAAAAGAAATAATGTACAAAATAAAATGATGCCTAAAAGGTCTAAAAAACCTGAACGAGTAAAAGCTATAAAGTATAACAAAGGTGGACAACCTCATTATAGCAATGGTGAATGCCAAAAGCAAAAGAACTTTAAAATGAAAGTTAAAGCACCAAAAGGACACCATTGGATGAAACAACCCAAAGGTGGTTATAAACTAATGAAACACACTGGCAAGTTTGTCAAGCATAAAGGTGCTAGTTTAGAAGCAAACTTTCCAATTCAAAAAACTTCATAAAAAATAATGGCAACAACATATTTAGATTTAACTAACGAAGTACTAAGAGAACTCAATGAGATACCTCTTACTTCTGCAAACTTTGCAAGTGCTGTAGGACTTCAGCAGTTTACTAAGGATGCCATCAACAAGTCTATATTCGATATAGCAAATGAAGAACCACAGTTACCATTTTTTGCAGTAGGTGAAAGTGGTGGAACTGACCCCTTCTATGGAAACGTGACAGTGGCTACAGTAGCTGGTACTAGATGGTACGAGTTAAAAGCTAGTAGCTCAAGCGTTCAAGACGATTACGCTTCGATAGACTGGGATGATTTTTATTTAACCACCATTAACGTGAGTGGTGAATCAGCTCCTTTTGTCTCAAGAGGATTACAGTTTTTAAACTTAGCTGATTGGAAAAGATATTACAGAGACAGTGAAAACATAGACGATGCAGATTCACAGGCTTATGGTGAACCTTGTAGAGTTATTAAATCACCAGATGGCAGGAAGTTTGGCTTAAGTCCAATCCCTGATAAAGTTTATAACGTACATTTCTATGCGTTTGAAAAGCCTACAAAGCTTTCAGCTCATGGAGATACAGTTGTATTCCCAGAACAATACACGAATGTCATAACTGCTAAAAGCAGATACTATGTATGGCAGTTTAAAGAATCTCCACAACAAGCAGCGTTTGCTATGGATGATTACAAAAAAGCATTGAGGAGCATGAAATCTAATTTGATTAATCCTACTCCTCGTACTATGACAGACGATAGAAAGTACTTTTAATTTATGGCAACATCACAACCCTATACAGTTGCATGTGCCGGTGGTTTAGTCAAAGCTTCTAATCAGATTGACTTACTTAAAACACCCGGTGTAGCTACAGAACTTAGAAACTTTGAAGTCTCTATTGAAGGTGGCTATAGACGTATTAATGGTTATAGTAGATTAGGAGCTGGTAGTGCTGCACAAGTAAGTGGTAGTGCTGATACAATTCATGGGGTAATACCTTATGGAGATGGTGTTATAGCTTGTGCATCGACAGGAATATTTTTTAGTCAAGATGGTACAAGTTGGTTAAACATAAGTAGAAGTTCTGTAGATGCTAGTGGAGATAATCATACAGCCTTTACAGGTCGTAGTACACTAACTAGAACAGGACAAGGCAAGATTAGCTTTTCATTGTTTGAAGGTGCTACGTTTGATTATGGACTGCTAGTTATTTGTGATGGAGCTAACAAACCTTACTATTTTAGAATGGAAGGTACAGGTGCTAACATTAATACTAGAACATTTTTAGTGGTGAAGTTAACTGTAACAGGTACTAAGTTTGCAACACACTCTGAAATACACGATAAACATTTAGTTGTTGCAGGTGTTGAAGATAATCTTAGTACAGTATTTTATAGTACACTATTAGACCCTACAACTTTTAGTGGTACTGGGTCAGGTTCTATAACTTTATCAGACCAGATAGTAGGAATTAAAAGTTTCCGTAATGAACTTTTTATATTTTGTAGAAACAGTATATTCAAGCTACAAGATATAAACGGTACACCAGTGGTAGTTCCAGTGGCAAAGAACATTGGTTGTCTATCAGGCTACAGTATTCAAGAGATAGGTGGTGACCTTATCTTCTTAGCACCAGACGGACTAAGAACAGTTGCTGGTACTGCAAGAATTGGAGACGTTGAGTTAGGTACAGTTAGTAAAGCTATACAACCTATTATTACACAGTTAGCAGAAAACATTGACAAGTATGTAATATCAAGTGTTGTTATTAGAGAAAAGTCTCAGTATAGATTATTTTATACAATACAAGTGTTGTCAATGCACAACAAAAAGGAATTATAGGAACACTTAGACCAAACGGGTTTGAGTGGTCAGAAACAAAAGGAATAGAAGTAACCAGTATAGGAGCTGGATTTAATAAAATGGTGTTGAAAAATATTATCACGGTGATACTGATGGCTATGTGCTTGTACACGATTCAGGTAACGACTTTAATGGGTCTAACATACTTGCTAGATATGCCACACCAGACTATGATTACGGAGACTTAGGAACTTTAAAAACTTTACATTACGTTAGAGTTTCTTGTTCAGCCGAAGGAGTTGTAACTCCAGCACTTCAAATTAAATACGACTTTAACAGTCAAGATATTCCACAGCCAACAACAGATTTTCTTTTGGCACAGTTAATCCACCTGCAATCTTTGGAGATGCAGTGTTTAACTGCAACAGTATTTGGTGGTACTTCAGCACCAATGATAAGAATACCAGTACAAGGAAGTGGAACAAGTAATAACTTTACAGTTGTTACAGAGGATACAAAAGCACCATACAAGATAAATGGTTTATATATAGATTTTATACCTTCAGGTAGGAGATAAACAAATGGCAGGTTACATAAGACAGAGTTCGTTTTCAGATGGAGACACAATAACTGCTGCACTATTCAATAATGAATACAATCAACTTTTAAATGCGTTTAGCAATACTACAGGTCATGCACATGATGGTACTACTGCTGAAGGTCCAGTTATAGGATTGATTGGTGATGCAGGAGAAACATCTCCAAATAATAAAGTATTAATTGATACAACAAATAACTTTATTGAGTTTTATGTAGAAGTATCTTCAGCTCCTGTACAACAGTTATACATATCCGATGGTGCTATTATACCTGTTACAGACAGTGATATTGATTTAGGTACAACAAGTTTAAGATTTAAAGATACGTATACAGATACAGTTACCACAACCGGAAACGTAAGTGTTGGTGGTAATCTTACAGTTACAGGTACAACTACTTTTAACGGTGGTACAATCACTATGGGTGATGCAGCTACTGATAACGTAGTCTTTGGTGCTGACATTGATTCTCATATTATACCTGACGATGATGATACTTATGACTTAGGAAGCTCTACACAACAATGGAGAAATCTTTATGTTGATGGTACTGCTAACATGGCTCTTTGATGCTTCAAGGAGATAGCTTATATCTAACAAATGCAGCAGGTAGTAAAACATATTTCTATGGTGCTTCATCTACAGGAGCTGCACAGTTAAGATATGACAACTCAGCTAAACTAACCACAACCTCAACAGGCATAGACGTAACAGGTGTTGTAAGTGCCACTTCTATAAGTGTTGGAGATTCACACACTATAGGCAATGACGGCTTTGATAATTTAGAAATCACATCATCTACAAGTGAAAATATAGTATTAAAACCAGCAGGGTCAGTATTTGTTTACGACAGCGGATCAACTACTGCTGGAACAATAAAAATTGGTGGTAATGCTGCATCTCTAGGTTTAGAGATGAGTTATACACAAGCAGGTAATACTACAGCCACGATACTTGCTAATCCAACTTACACAAATGATGATGCACTACTAAAAATAGCCGTAGATGGTGATCGTAATGCAAATCAATTAGTGCTAGATGGTACTGGAAACGTAGGTATCGGAACAACTTCGCCATCTACTAAGTTAGTGGTTGGTGGTATTGATGGTGTAGATGGTTTATCTCTAGAACAACAAACTAATTCTTCAGAATATAGTGCAAGGTTGTTTTTTGGAAGCGGTTCAGCAACATCAGCATTAGTTGGTAGAAGTGGTGGGTTTGGATTTTTTACAGGCACAACTATAGGTACAGCAAGTGGAACTGAACGCCTCCGAATAGACAGCTCTGGAAACGTAGGTATCGGAACGACTTCACCAACTTCTAAACTTCATGTATTTGGTGGTTCTTCAGGTACAGATGTAGATGTAGCTGCATTTAAATCAAATACAGGAGCTTTTGCTATTAAATGCTCTAATTTAGCAGCAGCTAATCCAACATGGACACTTAGAACATTTAGTGGTGAACCCCTTGCTTTTGCACATGGAACATCAGAGTCTGCAAGGTTTGATAGCTCTGGAAACTTGTTGGTGGGTAAGACTGCATAATGTTGCAAACAATAAGTACTGACGAAGGTGTTTAATTAGGTCTAAGCAGGTATCTGCTGTTAGCAGATGGTGTTAGTGCTTTACTTTAAACAGAAAAACTTAAGTTCACGGATGGCGACATTGCCGTATTCAGAAAAGACGGAACAACAGTTGGAAGTATTGGTACTAACACTGGTGATATCTTTTTAGGTACTAGGTGATACTTTCTTAAGATTTAATGACAGTTTAGATGCTGTACTACCAGCAACATCTACTGGAGCAGGAAGAGACAACGCTATTGACTTAGGTTATTCAGGTGGAAGATTCAAAGACCTCTACCTATCAGGCGATGTGTCTGCAACTACAGTTAATGGTATACCTAGTAGAGCTTTTGGCACAGACTCCATAATGATTGGAGACTCAACTACTGGCACTTTAGATGCACCTAACTATAATACAGGTTTAGGTGTAGATGTTTTTGCAGCTTTGACTAGTGGTGATAACAATGTAGCAGTGGGTAAATCAACACTAGATGCTAATACAACAGGTTCTGGCAATACAGCCATAGGAAACTTTGCTTTAAGTGCTAACACCACAGCTAGTTTTAACACTGGACTAGGTAGGCTGTCTTTGCTTTCAAATACTACAGGTGCTACTAACGTAGCAGTCGGTGCAGGTTCTTTACAATTAAATACCACAGGTTCTGACAACGTAGCAGTGGGTAATGATGCCCTAGTACAAAACACTACAGCTGATAAAAACGTAGCAGTAGGAAAAAATGCTATGCTAAATACTACTACAGGTGGTAGTAATGTTGCTATAGGAGATGGAGCTTTAGATGCAAACACTACAGGTACTGTAAATGTTGCAGTAGGTAGAGATGCCCTTGGTTCTAGTACCACACAATCTGCAAATACAGCTGTCGGCTATGGTGCTTTAAGAGACAATACATCAGGTACTGGTAATGTTGCTTTAGGTTATTTGGCATTAGAAGAAAATACAACTGGAGATTACAATATAGCAGTTGGTAACGAAGCTCTGGAAGAAAATACTACAGGTGGTCAAAACATAGCAATTGGCTACCATGCTTTAGAAGAAAATACAACTGGTACTCATAACACCGCAGTTGGTTATGATACTATGACATCAAACACCACAGGTATAGATAATACAGCAGTTGGTTCAGGTGCATTAGATGCTAATACAACTGCAAATAATAATAGTGCTTTTGGTAGAAATGCTTTAGGAGTAAACACAACTGGTACTCATAATACTGCATTAGGTTATGCTACTTTAGATGCTAGTACGACAGGTGATGGAAATACAGCAGTTGGTAATCTTGCTTTAAGTGCTAACACTACTGCAGACAATAACACAGCAGTTGGCTATAAAGCTCTTTATGTAAACACCACAGGTACAGCAAACTCAGCTTTTGGATATTTAGCTTTAGATGCAAATACAACAGGTAGTGCTAACAGTGCGTTTGGTGGTGAGCATACAAGTAATACTTCGGCAGCATTATCTGCAAATACAACAGGTTCTAGTAACGCTGCTTTTGGTACAGGAGCTTTAGCTGCTAACACAACAGCTTCTAACAATACCTCAGTTGGTACTTATTCAATGTACAGCAACACCACAGGTACAGAAAACGCAGCTCTTGGTAAAAATGCTTTACGCACCAACACCACAGCTTCAAGTAACACAGCAGTTGGCTCTAACGCTTTATTTGCAAACACCACAGGTGGAGAGAATACAGTAGTAGGTAAAGATGCTATGTATGATAACACCACAGGTGTTGGTAATACTGCTGTAGGTAAATCAGCTTTAGGAAATAACACTACAGCTTCTAATAACGTAGCAGTTGGATATGGTGCTATGTTTGATAACACAACAGGTACTAATAATACTGCAGTAGGTTATAATGCATTAGCTGACAACACCACAGCTTCAGATAATACAGCACTTGGTTATTTAGCTTTAAGATTAAACACCACAGGAACAGGTGGAATAGCTATAGGTAAAAGTGCTTTAGCAGCAAACACTACAGGTAGTTATAATATTGCAATTGGTCTTAATTCTTTAGATGCAAACTCAACAGGTACTCAAAACACTGCTATAGGTTTAAGTAGTTTAGGTGCTAATACAACAGGTAGTTTTAATGCTGCTCTTGGTGTTGGTGCTTTAGGTTCAAATACTACCGCAAGTAATAATACTGCAATAGGTCATTCTGCTTTAACATCAAATGTTAATGGAGGAAGAAACGTAGCAATTGGTTCTAACACTTTAGACGCTAATACTTCAGGTTCTTATAATGTAGCAGTTGGATACAATTGTTTAAGTGCAAACACAACTGCTGATGGAAACGTAGCAGTAGGTTACAATGTTTTAGGTTCAAATACTACAGCTGTAGGAAATACAGGTATTGGTCAAGATGTTTTAGATGCAAACACTACAGGTAATTTTAACACCGCAGTTGGTAAAAGTTCTCTGGGTGCAAACACTACAGGAACTGAAAACACATCAATGGGGATGAGTTCTGCCGCAGCTAATACAACAGGTAATTACAATGCTGCATTTGGTAAAGGTACACTACAGACAAATACAACAGGAAGTCAAAATACTGCACTAGGTACAAATGTTTTACAAAATGCAACAACAGCAAACTCAAATACAGGTGTTGGTTATTATGCTTTAAATGCAAACACTACAGGTGTTAATAACGTTGCTATGGGAGTTAGTTCTTTAGATGCAAATACTACAGGTGTTAATAATGTAGGTTTAGGAACAAACGCTTTAAGTGCTAATACTACTGCTGAAGCTAATACTGCTATAGGTACTAATGCCTTGATGGTAAACACTACAGGTGCTTACAATGTGGCAGTAGGTCAAGGGAGCTTTAGATGCTAATACGACAGCATCAACAGCAACACAGCAGTTGGTAACAATTGCTTTAACAGCAAACACCACAGGAACTAGAAACACTGCACAAGGTGGAGCTTTTGCCTTAGATGCAAACACAACAGCAAACGATAATACTGCTGTCGGTTATGATGCTATGGGTTCTAAATACGACAGGTGCAAATGCCAATGTTGCGGTAGGTACTTACGCATTTGATGCTAATACGACAGGAGATTTTAACGTAGCTGTTGGTAGAGGTGCACTAAGCACAAACACTACAGCCGACCACAACACTGCATATAGGCTATCAGTGCTTTAGAACTAAACACCACAGGTGCTAATAACGTACTGCAGTAGGAGCAGGGGCATTAGACTGCAAACACCACCGCAAGTTCCAACACAGCAGTTGGTATAGGACTAAATGCTTTAGCAGGAAACACGACAACAGGTGCCAGGAAATACAGCTAGTAGGTGCTAATGCTACACTAGATGCAAACACTACAGGCTGACGACTAACGTGGCAGCTTTCGGAATTTAATGCACTAAATCCGCTAATACCACAGGTACAAGACAACACCGCAGTAGGAGCTTAGTGCACTAACATGCAAACACCACAGGTGAATTTAATACTAGCTATTGGGTATGAATCTTTAACTGCTTACAACATACTGGAACAGGTGACACGAGCATGTTGCTGTTGAGATTTAAAGCATTAGCAACTATGAATGTTACAGGCGGCTCTCATACATTCAATGTAGCAGTCGGTTTTGCAAGGGGCAGGTAGAACTTACATACCACAGGTACAGACAATACTTTTATGCAGTTGGCTAAAGGTGCAGGTGACCGCAAACACCACAGGTGCAGAAAATACAGCTCTTGGTAAAAGTGCTTTAGAAGCAAACACAACAGGCTCTAATAACGTTGCAGTCGGTCATAATTCTTTAGATACTGCTACCACCTCTGCAAACAACACCGCAATTGGTAACGATGTTATGGAAGATACTTCCACAGGTTCTAATAATGTCGCAGTTGGTCAAGCAGCTTTAAAAGGAAACAGCACAGGTGCTAATAATTCTGTTCTGGGAATGCAAGCAGGATTAGGTCTGACCACAGCAAGTAATACTGTTTGTATAGGTTATGGAGCAGGTAACAACCAAACAACAGGTGGTCAAAATGTTTTTGTTGGACAAAATGCTCGTGGTAGTGCTGTAGACACAAACGCTTCTATTGCGATTGGTTATGAAGTTGTCGGAGTCGGTAACTTTTATGCAACTTTAGGTTCAGGAGCAGGTTCAGATAGAATTTATAATCAATTTGATACTAATGCATCTTGGACTAGAGTATCTGATTTAAGATATAAAGAAGAAATAGCTAACAACACTGATTGTGGATACTAACAACAATAGGAGAAAAAAATGGCAACAGTAACAGAAGTATTAACAGCAGCAACAGATAGCGTAACGCTTATCAACGCTATAGATGATGATTCACATGATGTAGAAGGTATGTCTCAAGAAGAAATAAATGAAATGGTACAACGTAACGTTGACCACATAGAGCTTATCTTGGCTTACGAACCTGTAGATTCAGATGATGATACACCAGATGTAAAAGGAGACTCATCAGATAAGTCTAGCTATACAACAGCTATCACAACTGGTAAAGCTTACATCGAAGCAAACTAAAATAACATGGAAATGATATCACCTTACATTGTTTGGAATGTTCTCATAACTTTGATACTTGCTCCAATCTGGTTTCAGATTAGACAAAACTCTTCAGAGCTTAAAAGACAAGACATACTCATTAATAAAACACGTGAAGAGATTGCGAAAGAGTATGTTACAAAATTAGAACTAAAAGATGATTTTAATCTCTTAATGGAAAGAATGGAAAAGTTACATGAAAAGGTTGACAAACTCTTCGAAGTTAAGTAAAATAGGTATATAGGATTTAATAATGGCAAAAAGAAGAAATAGAAAAAGAAGTGGTGGAAAAGCTAGAGAAGACTATACTCAAGGTGGTAGAGTTGGATATGCGTGAAGGTGATGAAGTAGAAGAACTTAAGCGTAATGCTTTAAGAGCAGAAAGAGTAGCTATATAGAGGTCAACTAAGAAGAACTCAAGGTATTACTTCTGATCCAGTAGATGCTTTTTCAGCACCTGATAATACTACAACACAACATTTTAAGAGAACTCAAGTTCAAATCAACAATTTGGATGAAGCTATTCCCGGTACTCCCGGAATAACCTGACCTGCCTACTCAAGTACCTAATGCTCCCGATAGGTCCCGGATTTGGTGCACCCGGACTTGAGTATTCAGAAACAAACCGATGCTACACAGCCATCACCCCAGCACCTACACCTGCACCTACACCTTCTGCAGAAGAAAAGAACTGCACTATAGAAGAGATCTATTGACGATGCTGCTGCTGGTACAAGTTGTACCTGAAGCTGCAGTTATTCCAGGAACTCCTGTTCAAGCAGGAATTGACCCTGTAACAGGACAACCTTTACCAGAACAAAAAGTTACTACAATGGCAGCACCTACTACAGTTACTGCTGCACAAGCTGCACCGGGTGTGCACCAGAACAAGTAACTACAGTAGACCAAACTGCACAAGCTCAAACACCAGAACAATACAAGCTGCACAAATGGAGCAACTACTGTTGGCACAGATGCACAAGTAGAAGCTGCACAGGAGAAATATCAGACGATGCTATTGCACAAGCTGCAGGTGTTGAACGTATAGACCTATTGAAGCTGCAACCATTGAAATTCCAGAAGGTGCTTTAACTGAAAGAGTTGTTGGTACGTTAAGTCCTGAAGCTAAATCAACTGCTGTAAAAACGTTGGTAGTTCTTTAGCACGTAGTTACAAGAGCTAAGAAACAATTAGCAAATGCTGGACTAAGTGATGCAGATATTACAGAGTTGGTAACGACCCAGAAGCTTTAGAAGCTAGACTTAGCAGACTTTAGTGAAGCTGAAAGAGGTATTATTGAAGGATTACCAGAAGAAGCTTTAGTATCTAATCAGTTAGATAGTTTATTAAAAGGTATTGAAGAAGGTGAGATTCCTACATGGGCTAGACCTGCTGTAGCAGTGTAGAAGCTATGTTAGCTCAACGTGGTATGTCAGCATCAACAGTAGGTAGAGATGCCTTGCTTCAATGCTATTATACAATCAGCAATGCCTATTGCTCAGTCTAATGCACAAGCGATACAAGCAAGTGTAGGACAACAAAAAACTATAGAAGCTCAAGAAGCTGAAGCTAATGCAGCAAGAGGACAACAGACAGCATTAACAAATGCTCAGTATGTTTTCCAAATGGACATGGCTCAGTTTAGTGCTGACCAACAAACAGCATTAGCTAACAGTAAGTTTTTACAAACTGTAGGTATTACAGATGCTAGTATGGACAACAAGCTATTATACAAGATGCAGTATTAATGTCTCAAGCTAATTTAGCTGAAGCAGACTTTAATCAGCGTACACAAATACAAAATGCTCAAGCATTCTTACAAATGGATTTAACTAATCTAAGTAATAACAACAAGCAAATGTATTAAAAGCTCAACAAACTCAACAACGTTTGTTAAGTAATCAAGCTGCTCAAAATGCTGCATCTCAGTTTAATGCTGCAAGTGAAAATCAAACTAATCAGTTTATGGCTAATTTAAATGCACAGATGAATCAATATAATGCTTCTCAAAAAATGCAATGGAACAATTTAATGCTACACAAGACAAATGCTGCTGCAGCTAGAGATGCACAAAGAGAAGCTGATGTAAATAAATTTAATGCTCAGTTAGTTACACAAGTAGATCAGTTTAATTCTCAACAAGACTTTGCAAGGAATCAATGGAACGCACAAAACGCTGCTGCTGTTGAAGCTTCTAATGTTCAGTGGAGAAGACAAGCTAACACAGCTAACACTGCTGCACAAAATCAAATCAATATGCAGAACGCACAGAATGCTTTTGGTTTAATGTCATCAAGCTCAATCATTTTTATGGCAAGAACTTAAGAGATCAAGCTGACTTTGATTTTAGAGCTTTTGAAAATGAAGAAAATAGAAAAGCACAGATAATATCAACAGCTATGGCTAACGAAGGTAAGTCTGGAGAAAAGTATGACGATTACCTAACAAATTTATTTTATAAGTGGTGGTATTGCTAGTCAACCCATTATGGAATCTGCACAAGCAGCTCATATGAGAGATATAGATACAAATTCTCTAAGACTGGCAGGAAATAGTTCAAGACCAAGCTTTATGGATTTAGCAAATCAAACTTTATACGGTACTGGCTCTGCTTCTGGCTTATCAACATTTTATCAACCACTCGATACTCCAAAAGTACCGGGTCTTATGAGTTAAACAATGGCAATATCAGAAAAAGCAATTCAATTTTTAGGTAACAGTTTAGAAAAAGGTAGACCTATACCGGGGCAATCTTTAACAAATAGTCCTGAAGAAAAATATAACTGGGAAAAACCTTCTGAATTTACAAATGTCAAAGAAGCCACGTTATATGTTTTTGAAATTTTAACAGTTCCAGAAACTGTAGAAAATATGTTAATGTCCGTTAGTAATAATGTAGGAATAGTAGACTTAGCTTCGATTGTTTTATATTCAGGTTTTCTTGAGGGCAAATGGAACCCAGATGTTATGACTTTATTAATGGAACCAACAATGTTTATGATAATGGCTCTGGCAGAAAAAGCACAGATTAGTTATATATTAGAATCTGGCGATAATGAAAAAGCAAAAGAAATGGACCCTGATAAACAAGTTCAAAAATTATCACAAGGTGTAAATGAGCTAGATAAATTAAAACAACAAACATTAAACAAAATTAATCCACAGGTTATCCCAAAAGAAATTAAAAAAGTTGTAGAAGAAACAGAAATAAAACCAAGTTTGTTAGAGAAAATAAAAAAGAATACAAACACCAGTTTGCTAAGTAAAGAGGTATAATATGAATTTTGATTTTAACAACTTACTAGGAAAAAAATCTAGCCCTGGTCAAAATTGGGGGGCTTTGGCTCAACAGTATTTTTCACAAAAAACTAAAGATTCTAAACGAAATTTAAAAGCGTTAGTAGCTTCGTTGTTTTTTAATGCTACTGAAAACAAAATGCAATCAAAAGTTTTTAAAAATTTAGAAGCATTAGAAGCAGAGCAAACATTAGAAAAAGCAAGACTTACACACGATTGGGATAAACGCCAAAAGATACAAAATGAATATGATGCGGTAAAAGATAAAGGGGCTTATGCTTTTTATAAATCAGATGCAGAAAGTGCATTTGAGGTAGAACATGGTGGTGACTCTAAATGGAGTTTAGCTGGATTTCAACCTGAAAAAATAAAGTGGATGCAAGATTGGGCTGCAGCAAAAGAAAAAGATTTAGACATAAGATATAAAACGTTAAGTCCAGATATAAAAACAATAGAAGAGTTTTCTAAACCTACAAACGATTATTTTGCAGCTAAAAAAGCTGACATTTTAAATCCTCAAAATACAAGCTTAGTACATAAAGGTTTAGGTATGATAGGTTTTGGAGATCAAAGAAGTTCTGATACTGGAAACTATAAAATTAAAGATAAAGAAGGAAACTTTAAAGATGTTGTTTATAATTTAAATGAAAAAAGAAATGAAAACAAAGAACGTATTCAAAAAATTACCGACCTAGAAATTGCTGAAATTAATTTAGCAGCTTCTGAAAATGATAATACTGTTAAGATTACTAATTCTGATTTAGCAACATTAATAGATCAATCGACAGGATTAAGTGGTAATAGCAGTGATGTGTTACGTGCTAAACGTAGCATTGAAGCTAAATGGTTAGCAGGAAATAAAACTTATCAAGCAGCACAAGATGCTATTGCTTCAAGCATATTAAGTTTTGATACTGATAGAACAAAATTTATTTTAGATACTACAAAACGAGACTATATAGCTGTAAACGGTCCACGTCCTACTATGAACCTTTCAGGTATGGGAGGTGGAAATGTTCCGTTTGATACACCTGATGTAAGTAAGTGGGATAGAGGATTTCAAGCGGCTGTAAGAGCAAAATTTGAAATGCCTAATTTGTCAGAAGACAGGTTGGTTCGAGCAGAAGAATTATTTGAGTTAGGTTTAAGTCAAGATTTGTATACTGTAGACCAACGCAAAGATATGATTAAAGAAATTATTCAACTGGATGTTGACTCGGCTCGGGGCGTACCAAACTTAAATCAATGGAAAGCTGATATGGTAACTGCAAGATATCAAAAAATTATGGTTGACTATTCTGATGCAACATCTGGTCTTCCTCAAACTTCAAGTGGTATGGCTGCTGCAGCACAGATTAAAGGAACACCAATTATTGAAATTGCAGATAGAGAATTTTTACAAAAAGAATTAGGTATTGATAGTACTGCATACAAAACTTTAAAAGAAAACGGTTTTGATATGAGTAAATGGAATGATATTTACAGTGCTAACAAAGACATAATAAACTCTGGAGCTTTAGCAACAATACGATCACTTCAAGAAAAAATTTGGTTAGATAGACAATCTACAATATCAACAATAGGTGCGAATAGTATTGTAAATGAAATGAAGTTATTATTTGATAAACCTAATGAAATTTAAATATGGCATCATTAATTGAAACTTATAAATCTTCTAATAATTTAAAATATCAAACAGATTTAGAATCTGTTCAAGAACTTTATAAAGCTAGTAAAGATTACCAAGAAAAATATACTTTTTCAGAATTTGCAAATTATGCAATTCAAAATTCTGATAATCCAATTGATAAAAGTCTTGAATCAATTGTAAAAACTCCATCTCTACAAAACTTCCTACATGGGCACGGATGCAAAGTCCTGCTCTTAGTTTAATGGGAGATAGAAGTTTAGATGAGGTTGTATCTGGCGTAGAATCAAAATTAACTAAAGAAAACTTTGCTAAAGTCTTACCTTTTAAAGAACCAAGGAAAGTTATTGGTGGCGTTATAGAAATGTTAGGCACTGGAAATTTAGATTTAGTACAAGATGCTTCTTCTATGTTTAATACTTTTGGACAAAGAAAAGTTTTACAAGATTTAGCCGATAAAAAAGGATTAGAATTAAAAGAGGTTGAAAGATTAGTAGAACAAAAAGGAAGAGAAACTTCTAAACGAGCAGTCAACACTATTCTTAAACCTATTGTAACGTTAGGTACTGATGATATTTATGATGGAGATACAATTCAAGAACCAGAAAGTTTGGTTGGTAATTTAACAAAAGATTTAGGGTCTTTATTAATTGCAATGAGACAACCTAGTAAATTATTAGGTAAACAACCAGAAACAATATTAAAACCTTTGCGAAAAAATGCAAGTAAAAAAAGTAGAGATGCAAGAAATATACTTATTGCTAAAAACATAGCAAAAAAAAATGTTAAAAGATTGGGTGAAATTGCTTTTGCCAGTCAAATTGTTTTTGAAGATAATCCTGATATGCAAATAGCTGCAGAATTTTTTCACACTAGATTAAAAAATAATAATTTAGATGATAATTTTGTAGGTGACTTATTAGAATATTTAGATACTGATGAAAATAGTACTGCAGCACAACGAAGATTAAGTTTATTATTTGATGAAGCAGCTTTTCTTGGGAGTTTAAAATTACTAGGTAGCACATATAAAGGGGGAAAATTTGTAAGTAAAGCCGGAATAAATAAAACATTAGAAACAATTAAAAAAGACCCTAAGAAAGTTGCAGCTTTAAGAGAATATTTAATAGAACCAATTCAAAAAGTTATTCCAAGTTTTAGATCAGGAGTTGTTGATGATGTCTTTGTTGCAACGGAAGACAAAGGAATATTAAAAACTCCTATTAATTTTATTAGACAGATGCGTAGAAAGTTTGGAACTTCTAGAGGTGTGTATAGTGAAGAACTTTTTAATATTTTAAAATCTTCTGGGTATGACAAAATTGCATGGTCAAAAGAAGCAGAAACTTTATTTGAAAATTTACAATACCAAATTAAAACTATTGCTCAAACTAAAAAATATTCAAAACCACAAATTGAAGCAGCACTAGGAGATTATTTAGCAGGAAACACCAAGGCGTTAAATGGTATGGGAAAAGAATTAAAAACTTTTGCAAAAGAAGCCAGAACAAAAATAGATAAGTTAGGCGATCAATTAACAAAAAATAAAAACATTCCTCAAGAATTAAAAAATATTATACGTTTAAATTTTGGGCAATATTTACGTAAGAGCTACGAGTTATTTGAAAATCCAAACTACAGACCAAGTGAAGATGTCCGCAATCAAGCAATTAAATATGTAAAAAACATGTTAGAGACAGCTCCCTCTCAAAAAGAATTATTCGAAACAGGGGCTAAACAACCAAACTTTCAAACACAAGCTGTAGATATTGTAGATGGAATATTAAACAAAGGTGTTCAATATAAAGGTATTGATACAAATATTAAAACATATTTTAATGATGTGTTTGGTGCTCAAAATTCAGACATACTATTTGCAACAAGAGAAGAAATAGGAGAGCCTTTAAAAAAATTAATGGGCGAACGGTCAGTAGAACAGACAAGTAAATCAGTTTTTAACACTATAGAAACATTAGGGCATTACTTAACAGAGTTAAAATTGTATGACGATTTAGCTGAAAAAGGAAAAGGCAAATGGTTTTATGACGATGTGTTAGACCCTACAACAGTAAATAATTTAGCTAATCAACGAACTGCTGGTATTATTACTGGTGAAGGTTTTGGACCTTTAAACGGAGCTAGGACAACACCACAGATTGCTAAGTTGTTTGATAAAATGAATCAAGTTCAAAGTAGTAGTCCTTGGGCAAGAGTTGGTCAAACTTTACTAGCAGCAAAAGGTTGGGGTCAGGCTGCTGCAACAGTGTATAGTGGAATTACACACGCTAGAAACACTATTGGTGGTGGTTTAATTATGCTTGGTAATGGTTTAAATCCTTTTGATAAAGAAACAAGAGAATCTTTTAAAATATTACAAAATGAACTCTTTGCATCCAGAGGAAAAAGTGTAAAAGAACTAGAAAAAGTTTATGTTAAGTATCAAAGGCTAGGGTTAGTTAATCAAAATGTACAAGTTTCTGAGTTTAAAAGAAATATAAATAGTGCAAAGTATTTAGATGATTTTGTGCAACAACAAAATGAAACATTTTCAAAGTTAGCTTATACAACTACAAGTCAAGCGTTAAAAAATCTTACCACTAAAATAAGTAAGCTATATGTTGCAGAAGATGATTTATGGAGAATTGCTGCGTTTGAAAAAGAATTGGCTGTTTTAAAAAGAGCAAACAATTTATCTGATGGTAAAAAAAGTATACCTGAATTAGAGAAAGAAGCAGCTACTATTATTCGTAATACAATGCCTACTTATGATTTAGTTCCAGAAGGATTTCAACAACTACGAGCTGCTCCATTTGGTAATTTTTATTCTTTTTTTGCAGAACGATGGAGAAATAATTATCATAGTATTAGTCAAGGGCTAACAGAAATTAAATCTGGTAATGCAGAATTAGTAGAACGAGGATACCAAAGATTAGCATCTAAAATTGCAGTCGGGTATGCTGGGTCAGAAGGTATTAATAACTTTAGCAAGTATGCTTTTGGTGTTACAGACCAAGAAGAAGAAGCAATTAAAGATGCATTAGTTCCTTATTGGTCAAAAACAAGTACCCTTGGATATCAACGAGATTCAAAAGGACGCCTTCAATATGTTGATTTATCTTTTACTAATCCAGATGCACCCGTGTTGGATGTTATTAGAGCAAGTCTTGATGTATTACTAGACCCAAAAACACCTGCATCAACTATTGATGAAATACTAGCTTCTTCTATTAAAGAAGGTATAATCACTTTTGCAAAACCTTTTATGACAGAAGCTTTATTTACCGAAAGATTATTAGAAGCATACACAGGTATAGATAAAGATACCGGTAGACCTATTAAAGGTTTTAATACAACAAATTCATCTTTAGAAAATACTATGGCTATTGTGTATCATGTAGGTGAAGTTCTTGTGCCTAGAGTTATACGAGAAGGTTATAGCATGACAGCAGGAGCTAAAGCAGAAAAATTTAAAGAAGGAAATTTAAAATTTAATGAAGAATTAATGTCTAAAATTACTGGTCAACGTTTTACAACAGTTGATGCTGAGTCTATAGAAAGAAGTTTATATTTTAAACTTAGAGAGTTTAATAATATTAAAGATGAGGTTGATAGAGGATTATCTTTTAACAAAACAGATACTACAGAACAAATGTATGAAAAATATATTGCTCAAAATAAAAAATATTATGAGTATCAAGTAGATTTATATAAAGCTTTACAAGGTGCAAAAACTTTAAACTTAGAATCTTCTACGGTTAATACTTTAATTTATAATAATTTAAAAGATTTAAATGCTTTAGAAAAAATGTCTATTAGTTTGGGAGAGGGTAAATTTTTACCACTACGAATACCTGAGTATTTATTAAAAAAAGTATTTGAATTAGATAACAGACCAAATGTATCTTACTTAGATTTTAACTCAATGTATATTTCATCTTATGAAAAACTTTCACATTTGCCTTTAATAAGAAAAAATAATTACACTGCTGTAGAACAAAGAGCATTAAATGAACTAGAAAAACTAGAACTAGGAAAAGACCTTAGAGATTCACTATTTGAAGGTGGAGAAGTTCAAGACAAATACCCGGTACAGTTTGTAAATAAAGACCCAAAAGATAGAGAAAGTGAGTATTTAAGTGGTGCAAATTATAAAAATCAAATGGACAGACTTGGTTTTAAAAACGGAACTACTGAAGGAACAGTGCAGTCTAGTATAAAAGATGCATTAGAGTATAGCTCTAAGTTTGTTAAACAAATGATGTCAAGACAAATTAAAAATAATCCAGACCACGATGAAGTACTAGACAATTTTATACGTGAACACTATAATAGATATCAAAGAGACTACCCAGAATTTAGCGATCTTCCTTATGATAGTTTTAAAAAAAATCTTTTACATTTAGATAAGAATGTAAGATATATAGAAAGTTCAAACAGAAATGTTAAACGAGGAGAAAATTTAGCTGGAAGTTCTGCCACTGGACACTATCAATTTTTACAAGATAGCGTTAGACTAATGCTACTTTACACAGAGAAACAATTAGGCATAGCCTATAACATTTATAGAATGCACCAGATTGGACAAGGGCTAGGCTTTATGGAGTTAGAAAACTTTAGAAGGCTTTACGAAGAATTATTAGAAGAGGTGTATGATGTTCCCATTTGAAATTATAACTATGCTAGGCTCTACTTTAATTAGTAGTTTATTAAGTCTGTGGTCACAGAGATTAAAGGCTAAACAAGATGAGCAGAAGATGTTGATTACTCGTGGCGAGTTTCAACTTAAAGCTGTAGATGCTGCACGTAACGTAGATAACGCAGGGTTTCAATGGACAAGACGTATCATTGCTCTATCGTCTATCTTTGCAATCGTTATACTACCTAAACTGGTAGCAGTATATTATCCAGATGTTGATGTAACAGTAGGATATACACTATTTCATCCGGGCTTTTTATTCTTTACAGATGGTAGAGAAGTATTTGAATGGGTAACTTTCCAAGGCTTGGTAATTACGCAACTAGATACAAACCTTGTATCAGCAATTATAGGTATGTACTTTGGTGGCAGCCTAGTTAAAAAATAAAGATAAGATATGAATAACAACATGGGCATGAGTGGCTTTAGTGGCGACATGGATAGGAATGAGGTAGAGATTGACCTTAATAAATTCATGGCTTTGCTACAAGAGAAGTCAGAACTAAAAGATAGGATAAGAGAGTTAGAGGATATCAAGAACGATAACCCTTATCAAAAATTAATATTTGTGGCACAGGCTGTAGATAGCTGGAGGATTATACCTCGTGCTTTCTTAAGTGTGTACATGTATTTATTATACTATACCACATTTTGGTTCATGGGATTAGAAGACCCTACCATGCAACAATCAGGGTTAATATCAGTAGTCGTAGGGGCAGGAGCAGCTTGGTTTGGTCTCTATACAAATTCATCAAAGTCTAAAGGAGACTTTACAAAAGGAGATAAGTAGTGACAAGGCGTACATTAAATCAAAATTTTTTTGGACCTTTGATTGTGTTGGGAATGTTAGCAGTTTCATTTGGGCTAAGTGCTGACCAAACAGGAGACTGTGTTGCAGGTACTCAGTATTGTGAAAACAATGGTTTAACAACTATTAATAATACGGTGACTACAAATACCAACACCAATAACAACACTAATAATAATACCAATACTAATACGAATACCAATAGTAATACTAATAATAATACTAATGTAAATACGAATACTAATACGTCAACTAATAATAATACTAATGTTAATACATCAACTAACACCAATAACAACGTTAATAATTCCACATCTACAAGCAGTAATACCAATAATAATAACAACGTCAACACATCTACTTCGACATCTAACTCTACTGTAAACTCTACAGTAAATCAGAACGTAAATAACAACAGTAATTCTACTAGTAATAATACAAATACTAATAACAATACTAACGTTAATACATCGACTTCAGACTCTAATGTGACTACGGACAACACAAATACTAATAACAACAATACTAAGTCCGACAACACTAACAGAAATATTAACGAGTCTAACTCTACTCAAACAATCAACCAGAATGTAAAAAGCAAAGCACCTCCTGCTTCTGCTATAGCACCTAGTATTATGTCTTACTCACAAGACCTCTGTACTGTAGGTCGTTCTGGTGCTTTTCAAGGGCAAGTATTTGGGTTCTCTACAGGAGCTACTGTAACTGACGAGAACTGTGAACGCTTAAAACTTTCCAAGTATCTATATGATACTGGTATGAAAGTGGCTTCAGTATCTATACTTTGTCAAGACCCGAGAGTATTTAAGGCTATGGAAATGGCTGGTACTCCTTGCCCTTACCAAGGTAAGATAGGTAAAGAAGCATCAATGGCTTGGGCTGAAAACAAAGCTAAAAGACCTGATGTTAAAGACCAAGAAAAACTTTACATCCAACAATGTACACACGATAAAAATCCTAACAGAGATAAAATAAATAAAGATGTAGTTGGTGCAGTTAAAGTTATTTATACAAGAAAAACTAAAACAAAGAGACAGTGTAAGAAAGAATTTTATAGAACTCAATAAGACTCATGGGTGAGTACTTTAGAGTTTTACTTGGATTAGCTTTAATAGGACTGTTAGGTTTATCTAACTCTACTTGTGCACAATACATACCTGAAGGCAATCAGTCTTTAGTAGACCTCACAAACGAATCAAATACAACCAACCTAAACTCAGGAGACGACCAGCTTTCGTCTGCTTTTAATTTAGATTTTACATTTAACTTTTACGATAAACAGTTTACATCTGCTCGTATGGCTACGAATGGATGTCTGCACTTTGGATTAGGTACAGGTAATGTAAACTATAATAATTACTGTGGTGATTATACACCTGACCCACTACCACAATACAACTATACACTCTTTCCATTCTGGACTGACCTCATAAGAGATAACAACTCTAAAATGTTAGCCAAGAACTTTAGTGATAAGACAGTTTTTGGTTGGTATGATATGAAGGAATACAATCGTGCATCTGATAACAGTTTTGAAGTAATCCTTTGGACTAACTCTACCTTTGATTTTAGGTATGGTGATTTAGATATCATACAACACGATGTTCTTATTGGACAACAAAAAGATTCAGATACTTACTATCAATATTTATTTCACGATGAATGTAATTCAGGTACAACCAACACTAGCTCTTGTGTAAATAAAGACTGGAACACTACTACATCAAATACTTTATTAGAAGATGGTGGTTCTTTGTATGGTACAAGTGAGACCCTTGACTGTAGTAATCCATTAAACGATGTAAGCTGTGCAGGATATTGGGAAGCTTATGACGACCTCCAGTGTGACCTTGACCCACAGTATGGACCATTCTGTCAAGGCTATAGACAAGAAGCAGATATAGGGTACTATCAAGAAGAAGAATACTTTGATTACGGATACGAAGAAGAAGTGTTTGACTATGGTTACGAAGAAGAGTATGACATGTATGACACTTTTGAAGAGCCAGAAATATTTGAAGAGTATATCTTTGAACCTGAGTATGACACTTTTGAAGAGATTGAGTTTGTCTATGAAGAAGAAATAATCTTTGAACAGTTTCAACCACGTGAAGAATTTGTAGAACCTTTTGAAGTTATGCAAGAGGAAGAAATATTTTTACCTATAGAAGATTTAATGGTAGAAGAGTTTATCTTTCAAGAAACTTTTCTTGTAGAAGATTACACAGAGCCTGAAACATTTATTGAATTGGAAACTATCGAAGAACTGGAGGAGTGGTTTGAGGAAGAGACAGCAATGGAAGAAGAACTTGCGTATGCAGAAGAGCCGGAGGAAGAACTTATTGAAGAGCTGGTTGAAGAAGAAGATGAGGTTATAGAAGAAGAAATAGAAGAAGAACTAATTGCTGAAGTTTCAGAAGGTGGAAGTTCAATAAGTAGAGAAATGGCACTGAATGTTGTCTCATCTACTTTAAGGACAGCTCAAGCTAGTGTTAGTGGTACTACAGCAGGAAACTCTATACACGCTACAGGTGGCACGACAGGAGCTTCTAGCGTATCATCATCTAATTCTGGTGGTGGTGTTAGTACTAGTAATTCACCTAGTATATCTGAACAGTTTACATCTTCTACTGCACAAAACAATCAAGTCTTAGACATGAGTACAAGCTTTAGTGTCAGTAATTCTACAAGCTCTACAAGTGTTGAAGCTGAGACAGTTGAGACAACGAGTGTCGCAGTTAATACAACACCTACTCAAACTTTACAAAGTCAAATAGATGTGTCAGTTTCTACAGATGCATCAGCCACAGAAGCTGAACAAACTGTAGCCAATGTCATAGCCCAAAACTTACAAGCTGCTCAAGATGATGTTGAAGCTAAACAAGAAGAGACCGGTGAGTATGGGTCAGAGAATACTATCATAGCTTACATGGGGTTTGTTCCTAACTTTAATAACTATAGGTTAGTGACATTACCCGATCAAGAAACATGGTACGAGTCAACAGATATCTATGCCAACAATATGTTGTCAGATAACATCGAAGGCTTTTATCAAATGGCAGGTCAGAGTTTAGAAACACTGATTGAAATGAGAGAACTACAACCAAAATTATAGGAGAATATTATGGATTGGTTACAAAATAAAACAACACAGTTTATTGCATTGGCTGGTATCATAGGAACACTAGCCGGATTTGGATATACTGGGGCAACCTATGTCAATAGAATTGAAAACTTAGAAACTAAAGCTAGACAAGCTAAAGAAACTGAGCAAGGAGTTGATGAGGTTATCAATAGAATTGAAGCGTTAGAAACATCAGTAGAATATATTAATAAAACTATTGATGAAACTATCTTACTTAAGATTAATAACCTCGAATCTATCAGGTCTGATATGTCAGGTATGAAAGCTGATATCGAAAGTGTTAAGACTGATATAAAAATATTTAAAGAAGAGAATAAGAATCCTTTAGCTGGATAATTACTTTAATACCTAGCGTTTAACTCAACTCTTTGAAAATTAAGTTATGTAAGTCTCCCTGATTTAGCTAGGGTATTTATTCTTCAGGTGTAAAAAACTTTTTAAGTTCTTTTATTACCTGTCTCTCTCATCAAGAGGGAATATCTCATCAACCATATCCTCCGGTAACATACTAAACTCTGTAACTATATCATTGTTACGTGTAAGAAGCACTTTAAAACTTACTAAGTTTGCTTCGTTTTATTAACCATTATCACTCTCCAAGTTTGCAAAGGTTATCTTATCTTGTCTACCACGTAGTCCTGCTTTCATATAAGAAGTAGCACGACCTTCAAAGAAGTTCTGATGTTCAACACCCATCACTTCATCCAACCAACCAAGAGGATTCTCACGTTGGTCATAGTTTGTTTTTAGATCCTAGCTGTAGTAATCTTCTATCAGCTATGTATCTATTGTAAGCATACATATCTTTCTTGGTAAGTCCTTCAAGGTCTCCCATATCAAACACTAAGTCTAAGAACTTATCTTCTAGTTCTACCATCTGTCTACAGATTTCATATAGTTCTGCTTTAAAATCATCTGTCCATATATCTAGGTTCTCTTGAATAAACTCTCTAAACAATTTAGTCATAGCTTCAACGTGCATAGACTCATCACGTATAGAGTAAGTAACTATCTGTCCCATACCTTTCATACGACCAAAGCGTGGAAAGTTTAACAAGATTGCAAAGCTACTAAACAACTGTAGTCCTTCTGTAAAGGCTGAATAGACTGCTAAAGTTTTTGCAATACTTTTCTTATCTGACTTAGTTGTTTTAATCTTATGTACGTACTCATGTTTATCTGCCATCTCTTCGTACTCGGCAAAAGCTTTGTACTCTATCTCAGGCATACCAACTGTATCAAGTAATAAGCTATAAGCATGTTGATGTATTGATTCCATGTTTGCAAACGAACCCATCATCATTCTAGCTTCTGGCTTTCTAAAGATACGCATGTATCTATCAACATATCCTGCACCAACATCAACATCTGATTGAGTAAACAATCTAAAGATTTGTGTAAGTAAATTCTTTTCTTTTGGGTCTAACTCTTGCCAATCTTTTACATCAGTGTGTAATGGTACTGACTCCGGCATCCAATGCATTTGGTTTTGTAAGACATAGTAGTCAAACATCCACGGGTTATCAAAAGGTTTGTAGTAATCTCTGGTATCTAATAAGCTCATCTGTTCTCCTCGTTAAATCTCTTAACTAAATATTTTAAATTTTCAATTACGTATCCTGCGTAATCTTTTGTTTTTGCGAATGGATTATTATTTTCATCACAATAATCTAACCACATCCTACTTGTAAAGCCAGAAAACTTCTGACTAAACACATTGTCAAATTCTGATTGTTTCATATTAATCCTTTGGTAAATAAATTATTACAGCAGAGTTACATTTAGGACAACTTAAATTAGTTTCCATAATGTATTCATCGTTCTCATCTTCTATGTCGTGATCTCCACCCCATATTAATTCTGTTCCACAGTGCCAACAACCCATACTATCCCTCACAAGCTATACATTCAGCATCGTCTAATTTATACGTTGAACTTTAGTGTTTACGTTCTCTGCATTACGAGCAGCATTAGTTCTAAAGTAATACAAAGACTTTAGTTTATTCATACCATACCAATGTACATCATTGACATACTGCATGTATTCATCATGTACTTCCTGTGGCTCTGTAGCTTTAGGAATAGTAAAGAAAAGATTAACTGACTGTGCTTGACATATAAACTCTTGACGTTTAGCAGCATGTTCTATAATCCATATTTGATCTATCTCATTAGCAGTCTTAAATATTTCTTTTCTCATCATCTGTAAGAATATCAAGATGTTGTACTGAACCTTCGTTACCTGCAATGTCTTTCCACAATGCAGTCAACTCATCTTTCTTTAATCCTTTATCTTTAAGTATATCTTCTAGGTATTTGTTTTTAACTTGGAAAGAACCTGAGAGAGTTTTGTGCGTATAAACGTTAGCCCTGTATGGCTCAATCGAAGGAGACGTACCACCACATATGATACTAGAAGAAGCATTAGGAGCAACAGCGAGTAGATGAGCATTACGCCTACCACTACCACTGACATCAGGTGACTCACCACGTTCATCAGCAAGTCGTTCAGTTGCTCTAAGCGAATGTCTCTTAATGTGTTTAAATGCTTTGTAATTAAAGCCCGTAGCGAAGATACCTTCAAAAGGAATGTTGCGTGATTGGAGATACGAATGGAATCCCATCGCACCAAGACCCAACGACCTTTCTCTATAAGCAGAGTAGGCAGATTTAGAAACCCTTCTTTGCCCGGCTTAATATGTTTTTGAAATCTTTTAAAATTTGCATTGTATTCTCCTAAGTTATTTGTATCTACAGCGTTATCAATGTAATGTTGTAATACATTGTCAAGCATGGTAATTAAATCATCAATGAATAGAGGGTTCTCACTCCACTCATCAAAGTATTCTAAGTTTACAGAAGATAAACAACATACTGCTGTTCGTTCTTCGTTAGTAGGTAAAGTAATCTCAGAACATAGATTGCTCTGTTTGATTTCTAATCCTAAATCTTTTTGTTCTTTAGGTAATGCTTCGTTACATGTATCTATATTAACCATGTATGGCTCACCTGTCTCTGCTCTAGCATTAATGATCTGCCACCATAAGTCTCTAGCATTTACAATCTTAACAGGTTCGTTAGTCTTAGGGTCAATCAATCTAAAGTCTGCATCTTCTTGTACAGCTTTCAAGAACTCATTGGTAATGTTGATACCATTATGAAGATTAAGATTCTTACTGATTGATATCTCCACCAGATTCTTTACGCATGTTAATGAACTCTTCAATCTCCGGATGAGATATGTCCATGTAAGCAGCATAAGAACCACGTCTTGTAGTGCCTTGATTAAAGGCTAACATCTGAGAATCTACAACATGCATGAAAGGAATTGAACCAGTAGACTTACTACCGTGAGTAGTAGAAATACCGTTACTCCTAATATCTCCCCAATATCCACCAATACCTCCACCTGAACTTGCCAACCATATATTCTCGTCATAGTGAGCAGATAAACCATCCCTGCTGTCAGGTACATAATTGAGGAAACAGCTAATAGGAAGCCCACGACTTGTTCCCCCGTTACTAAGTATAGGAGTGCTAAACATGAACCAACAAGAGGAACTGTAGTGATAAAGTCTTTGAGCCAATTCAAAATCTGTGTGACCTTTGTAGGTTGCTCCGAAGACGGATGCTCTTGCGAATGCTTCTTGTGCATGTGTTTCATTCTCCCATAAGTATCTATCCTTGAGTGTGTCAAGGCTAAACTTATCTAATAGTTTTTCATTACTGTAATTAATTTTTATACCAAGATATTCCTTGATACCTACTTTATCATCTACCATTATTTCTTCTCTGTATCATGTGTACGTTAAGCATTATTATACCATAATGTAATATTTTTAGCAAGTCTTTTCTGTTCTTTCCTTCTTTATTTCCATAACGTTTAGCATACTTCATAATGTTACCCATACAAAAACCTTCTCCATGTCCAGAATCAATGATAATATCTGTTGCTTGATACTTATCAGAAGCATAGTGCTCACCATATGTACCATCAATATATTCTTTTAGTTCTTGTATATATTTCCTTCATTAAATTTATAGTTCATCGTTTCTCCAATCATCAGGTAAAGTATCTTCACTATACCATCTAAAGTTATTTGTTTCAGCCCATTCAGCATGGGTTCTTTTTGTTCCGTCTTTTCTTTTCTTAGCTCCCGGCATAGGAGAGAAAGGTTTTTGAAATAAGAAACACTAACTCATAATCTTCTACTTTTCTTTAAAGCTTCTCTATCCATGTATACTTACTGTACTCTGCATAATCCCAGAACCTACCTTTGCTTCTAGTAATATTGTTTTACCATCTATCTTTTTACAAAGTCTGGTTCGTAATTATGCTTAACAACATAGTTAATTTTTCCCAATGATGTTTCCAATCTTGTAAAATAGTTTGGTGTATATCATATTCCCATGCACTATCATATCCTTTAGGTACGTTAATCTTTTTTGGTCTAGGTTTTCTTGGTACTCTTCTAGGCATTAAGTCTCCAAGTGTAATTTTGTTGGGATTACGTTTTACTTGTTTATAAAACCATCTTAAACTATAAGCACTTAACTAAATTTATTGTTAGCAAAGATATGAGTTTGTTCTGGTAAGAACTCATTAAGTTTTTCTATTAATCTTTTTGATGTATCTTCTCCATCTGGAACCATAGTTCTTAACCACTCAATGAGTAAGTCTTCTGCTCTTCGTCTTAACTTGTTTGATTTTTTCCACTCATCTGTTCCCTCTATAACGTTAGGTTCACTTTAGGTACTTTGTTAAGTATCTATAGGTCCATTTGAATATTTAAACACACGCAAACCTTTACCCATCATTAGAATCTTTATGACATTCAAACTTATGTCTGCAATATACACACTCTCTAGGTAGCTGCATGTTACCAGACTTACCATCAGGAATAGGACTATAACATAAATCTGGTGGTGTTGTCCGAACTTAACAGCTTTTTAATATCCCTTATTTTTTCTTGATGTTAGGCTTATCAAAGTTATCAGGTCTAAACAAAGCTAACTCACCTGACTCTTTATTAAAGCAAGAAAGCCACCTTGTCTAGTACCCTCTGCTTGCTTCATACCCTGCAAGTTGAGCCATGTATCCAAACATATCATTCTCTGCTAGTGTTCCATCTTTAAACTTCTTAAAGGCATAGCCTGAAGCTGTCTTAATATCTACAACCTCACCATCAATAACACAATCCATGTGTCCTTTAATACCAGATACTTTATTTCTTTTTGTTCATCAGTAACTTTATGTCCAGATAATTTATAAGAAATAAACTATCTCTTCAAGTAAATGCCCATATAAAAACTTAATGAATAAAGAGGGTGGCATCCTTTCTGGAGTACCTTCTGTGGGTCATATCAAACCATAGCTGTCGTTCTTTCTACCTATGTTAGACATACGTAAGAGTTGCAGGTTTACCTTCTTGGTTCAGGGTGTAGACCAATTGTAAAGTATCTCTTTCATAGATTCACCAAACTGTTCAATAGTCTTATTCTAAGATCAATGTGCTCACCATCAGCAAGTACACCTATCTTATTATATATATCTTCTACTAATGTGTCAAGTTTTTTTTCATTGTCTGCTTCCTTAAAAGCTTTAATTACATCTGATGAAAATAGTTTCTGTAAATTTACAAGAAACATTCTACTTGCTTTGTGGTCACCACCACTAACAGTTTTAAATGTATCAAGTTTATCTACGATAGTTCTAAGAACATCTGTTTTAAACACAAGAGTACAAAATTCATTGTCTCCTTTTTCTTTAGTGTGTTTCACTCCAATTACCTCCTATTTATATTCGCCATCCATTGGACAGCGAAGATTAAAATGTTCACCTGCTTCTATAATACTTTTAACAGCTAACTCTCCACCTGTAAATCTGCTTGAGATTCTTTGACTTCTATCTGCCACTCATCATGTATGTTAGCAACAAACTTATAATCAATTGTATTTAGTTTTAACAAATTATCTAATTACTAATGCTTTCTTCATAAGATAGCACCTGCACCTTGAATAAAGTATTTAAAGCTGCATGTTTATTTCTTATGTAAAGCTTTCTACCATCTAATCCTTTGAGGAATTTTTTGAAGCTGCTCTGTCAACTCTGTTCTTAAGAGACTTGTAAATGCTGGGAGACTACTAAGAAAGCGTTCTCGCAAGAGCTTACCATCTGCTCTGCTTCCTTTAATGATGCTTCCAATCTTTTCATCTCCTGCTCCGTAAATGAGTGCATAGATGAAAGTTTTTGCCTGATCTCTTGATTTAAGTCCAGCAAAGTTTTGGTTAGCTGTGTGAATGTCTCCATTAATAATTTCATTTATGTACTCCTTATCATCCATATAGTGTGCTAACATTCTTAGCTCTAATCCACTTGCATCTACACCTACAAGTTTATATCCTTCTGGTACAGTCCAACAAGCTCTACATTCTTTACCATAAGGACTGTGAACAGAGGAACTTGTGCCATGTTAGGACTTCTATGTGTCATTCTGCCTGTGATAGCACCATTAGGTATAACAAAACCATGTACCCTACCATCATCTTAACAGCTTCTACCCACGAATCAATCTGAGCTATACGTTTTGTAACAGTAAAAACTCTGCTATAAGTTTAGCTTCATGTATATGTGTTATCTTTGATAAAGTTTTCTCATCTACAATAGGCTGACCAGTAGGTGTAAACCTTTCTGGCTTCCAACCAAAGTCTATAAGATATTCTCCAATCTGTTTACGAGAACCAAGATTAAACTCTTGTAACTTTGTCTCATAAAAGGATTGATAGTTATTGTATCTAAACAACGTTGATATTCTTCATCAGTCATACCACGTTTAGATAGATTGACCATCTTTCTTAATGTAAGGTGTAACTAATTTAGTGTCTACCCATTTAGGTTTAAATGTTTCGTGTACTTCTCTTCTATCTGTTGTTTCTTTTCTCTAAGCTCTGCTAATAAACTTAGGCTGATTGCATATCAAACTTAAAACCATTTGCTTCTTGTTGTTTCATAATCTTAGCAATGCCTTGTTCAATATCAATTGACTGAGGTGAGAAAATCCTTTAGATTCTTTGCGAAGTTCTTGTAGTACTCTAGTATTTAACTGTACATCTCGTACACAATAGTTTAACATTTCAGTAGAGTAATTAAGATAATCTTCAAACTCAATCTTAGGATAGCCTAACTTGTATCCCCAAGTTTCTAGACTGTGACCACCATCTCGTGTTGGATTGAATAGTCTGGATAAAACTAAGAGTATCTAATAACTTCTTTATCACTAAGATCAACTCCTCCAAACTTTTCTACCATGGTATATCAAATCCAATAATGTTATGACCAATCAAGTCTATCGGCTGTTGTAAAAACTTATACCCTTCTTCTAATTTATCTAGGTGGGAACTTAAATATCTCACCTGAGTCTAGGATCTTGAGCAACAATACAATGTACTTTGTTGCTTGTAAGATCATCTGTTTCTATATCAAATACTAAATCCATTAAAATGCCTTCATCTAAGAGTTATCAAACTCTATGTCTTCGTCAGTTAATTCAGATAGTCTACCTGTTTCTGCATCATAGATAACTCTAGCTGCCATACCTACATCACCTGTGTATCTTGATTTAAGTACACGTAGTCTTGTAGTCCTAGCTTCATCTGGGTCATCTGATTGTTGGTTACGTTCTAATGCAATAACACAATCATAAGTTGACCAATACTATTAGAGCCACGTAGATGAGATAGACTTACTTCAATACCATTCTCGTGTCCTTTGTTACCATCGACACGTCTGAGATGTGATACAAGTATAATCCCTGCACCTGTCTCTTCAACTAAACTTCTAAGTCTAGTCATAATAGAATCAATGGCTCGTCTCTCATCACCTTCATGTACAGCACTGACTAACATATGTAAATGATCTACGACCACCCACTTACAGTCACATCCAATAATCATAAAGCGAAGCTTAGTAAAGATATCATCAATGTCGTTAGTGCCAAAGTGTGAATGAACCCATACTCTGTTTTTATTCTCACCATCATACAAGATATCAAACATCTTATCAAGTTCTTCTTTAGAAAACTTCTCACGTTCTTGGTCAATGTATAACCTAGCGTTAGCTTCAATAGAAAGTATACCATCAATGGTACGTCTCCAGTCTTCTTCTAATGCTATGATACCTACGTTGTCCTGTGTTTGTTTACAAGCCAATGCTCTATCTCTCTGGTTACACTAGACTTACCAAGTCCTGTACCACCTGTAAGAGTTACAAGCTCACCTTGTCTCAAGCCATACAGCTTTTTGTTTAGTCCTTCATAAGGATAAGGGACACTTTGTTTCTTCTCACGATTATGAAACTTCTCACGTTGCTCTGTAACATTTATAACACCAGATGGTGTATAAACTTTAGCAGCCCACCAAGATTCAACAAACTCTTTATGTCTGTTAGACGTAAGCATATCGTTAGGGTCTTTGAAACCATTAGGGAAGTGTGAGTATCTTAGCTTTACCCGGCTTGAAAAGTCTAGCAACTTTACTAGATGCTTCCTTTCCTGCCTTGTCATTATCAAAAGCAACGATAACATTTTCAAAGTCATCAAAGAACTCTAAGCTTTCCTTGATATCTCTTACTGCACCTTGTGCACCACGCTTGATGGATACTACTGCCCACTTACTACCAAGTAGTTCGTAAGCTGCCATAGCATCACACTCCCCTTCGGTTATGGTGACATACTTGCCACCCTTAAACAACTGTTGACCAAACAATCCTGTATCATTATAACTACCAGATACAAAGAAATCTTTGTTAAAGACGTTACTACATTTGGTAGCTGATAGCTCATGTCCATTATAATATGGATAGAAATGTTTAATGACCTTACCTTTTAAGGTCTTGTACAGCTTTACTCCATACTTCTGTAGCAGTTGCTTGAGATATTTTTCTATCTGTTAGTGCAATGAAGTTACCTTCATCTACATTATCAGGTTGTTTAGTCTGTGTTGTTGTTGTTGTGTCATATCCTTTCCTTACATGCTTGTTCATAGTTAGGCATAAATTCTCCACAACTGAAACACTTTGCCGAGCCATCTTCGTTGATTCCTACAGCATCACTGCTGTTGCAAAGTGGACAGGGTTGTTGTAACTTATCCCAAGTTTTATCATTCATGTTAGCCCTCCTCACAGACTATGTGTTATCTTTTTCTACTTTAGATTCATCCTCTATAGTTTCTGGGTCGTCTCCAACAAACTGACCTTTCTCATTACGAGCAGGTTCTGTTTCAACGATTGCTTCGTCTCTATCTTTAAGCAACTCTTCTAAGTTAGCTCGATGTGTACGACTTGCAAAGTCTAAAGCTTCTATGATAACTTGTAAGTTACCTACTTTCTGTACTATAACAGTAGCTTCTTGCTTTACACCATCGTCACTAATGTTGTTGACATCAAAGATGTGTTGCCATCATCATTATTAATAGTAATAATCATAATTAAAACTCCTCGTTATCTGTGTCACCTTCAACATATTCTATTAAGTTCTCTACCTTTACAGCCATGAGTTCAGCGAACTGTCCGAAGTCATTCTTGTAAGGTTTAATCTTACAACAACTTCTGAACCATTACCTACACTGACATCCATATCATTCACCATCTGTATCAACAAGTTTAGGTGCAGCATTTGCAGTACCATCATTTCTTGTAGCTCTCTTGCTAAAAGTAAATGCAGGTTCATCATACTTAGGCTGTCCTGCTCTGTCTCTTAACTTGATTAAGACCAATGCCTTCAAGTTTAGATGCAGTATCAGGGTCTGTAAGAACAGTTAGCCCATACTTGTGAGGTTGAAACCTCGTGTTTGGCGATGTGATATTAGCCCACATTGCCTTTCCTTTTACATACTCATACATATTATTTCCTCCATCGGTTTGTATTAAGTGCACACATTATATCATACTTTGATGATAAAGTAAAGTGTTTGGTTAAAAAAGTTAAGTGGGCACAAGACCGGAAACTTGTAGATATTATAAGTTAAATAAAGGAGGGCAAAACTTCTTATAATATACCTTCGTATTAATCCCTAATAGCAGTGAGTATCTCTTCCCAAAATGTTAGTGGAGTATCATCCAGATGTACTATAAAAGTATCGTCTAGTTTGTCCACCACATGCCCTACATTTGGATAGTGTTCCGTCATATACAATCCAAACTTCCTATACTCATCACGAGTAAGTATCTCTGTATTGTATTGATCTCTTTCTGCTAAGTAGTTCATCTTAATAAGCTTGTATTATAACACAAGTTACTATAAAAAGCAACCCCTAAATATTAATTGTGAATAGGTAATGTACACCCTGTAATTGTAATAGGATTATCAAACTCTAAATCCATTACATAATTAAGTGTAGCTTGTTTAACTTTGTTAGGTATCTTACCATCGTATTGAACATCAACAACATTACCTTCAAACAAATCATAGATCACTGTAAACTTTAATGTTCTTTTGATTGTAATGTTTTCAATATAATCAGATAAGGTCTAGGTGATCTAACCTTTGGACACGTCATTAACTCTGGCTCTGGCTCTGGTAGTATCTCTGGTTGTCCTGTTACATGTGTACCTGTAAGCACACCTAGTCCAGCATTAACACCTAAGTCTTCTGGTAATGGTTCTGGCTCTATATACTTTTCAATAACCACAGTTGCAACCGGTGGTTTGTTTAAGTCGTTCATCTAAATCATTTAAGATACTATAAATTTCTGAGTTAGTTTCTTCCATTGCATCTAATCTATCTGATAACTCAACTAAAGAATTACGATAGCTTTCTCTGGTAGATTCTATTAAGTCTGCTGTCCTACCTACACTTTCGAACTCTTCGCTTAGAGACAGGAAAGATTTATTCAACCTTGTAAGTCCTGCTTTGTTTTCATGTTATCTTATCTGTTGCTGTTGTTGTTACTGAGCTATAACAGATAGCAACAATCATTGCCACTAGTACTTGCCCAAATATTATTTTAAATTTCATTTTACGCTACCTCCTGTGTAGTCCACCATGTAGGTTTAGTTCTGTTCTGTTCCCACTTGGCATAGTGTTTTTCATTGATTACATATCTACGATACGCAACGATTGGGTCATTGTGTTTGTATTCCTCCGGCATAGCCTGTGCTAATGGTGTCATATCACCAATGTTTATATTAAGTGGTAGTTGCATAAGAGGTGTTGATAGTTTATCAAAACTTAAATGCGATCTACCATATCTATGACTGTACTCAATGGCTAGTGCTATGAAGTGCCGATACAACCATTGATAGTTAGAACTAGATTCTCTTGCCCAGATAGTACAAGGATGATTCTTGTATGCAGTTTTGTAAAGTCCTTGCTTGTCTGCCCACTCATCACCATCCAGTTCTCTGTGTGCTGTGCATAACATCTGTGCTGTTTCAAGTGGCATCTTGACTAGCATCTTATCTGGCTGTGCTAGTGCTGATTCAACCGGACATTCGTTAAAATAAAATATGTTCATTAAGTTTCTCCTAAAACAACTTCATCATGTATTCGTATCGTCTCTACATCAACTTCAAATAATTTTCTAAATTGATGAGTTATTCTAACACACGAACATTTAAAGCCTTGTTATTACCTTGTACTGACTAATTTTTCTGCAAATTTAATAATTTTATCTATATCTTTCATTTACCTTGCCCTCGATATTTTTTTAAGTTGGCTTTTTTATTCTTGTTCATGGTAGAGGTGCCAACATTACCTCTACCTTGACTTGTCTTCTTACCTCTGCCTTGTGTAGCAGATGTATATGTACAGATTTATTCCACGTCTTCGCCATACCTATTCTCCTCTATAGTTTTTTTACGTTTGTCTCTGTACTCTGTGACTCTTCGACCATCTGCATAGTCAACTGTTTGTTTATACCATAAACCATCTTTGTATCTTGTGTCAATAGCTACAATTTGTTTAGCTTGTTTTTCTAATTCAAGTATCTCTCTTTGCTGTTCAACAGCTTCATAAATTGTGTCATTTTGTTCCTCTCTTTCTTTTTTAAGTTCCATTAACTCATCCCACTTGTAAAACTTCTTAGTCTCTGCATCCCAAAAGTTTCCACGTGTTTCATTGGTGTCGGTACATGTGGTTCTACCTTATCATCATCAACCAAGTACATATACAAAGTTGTCATTGATAACAACAAAACAACACCCACTACTGCTAACATAAATTCCATAACTCTATCTCCTATATAGATTTTTCAAAGTTACTACTACTTGTAATACTTTTAAACTTAACACCCAATAACTTATGAATCCTGTCCTCAAACAAACTAACTTGATTCATTATCTCAGCTTGTTCACGTGGTGTAGCGTTTGCAAATCCCTTATCCATATGAACCTCTGGACTATCAAACAAACCCATCAAGTAATCAGACACTTGGTGTTTAGCATACACCTTTGGTGTTACTTTTTTATTATTATATTCTATCATTACTATACTCCTTTATAAAGTTTTATAAATATTAATATAAATTATTAATATAATTAATTATTATTTTCATTAATGTTTTAAATTGTATAAAAGATTATAACATATTTTTAAACAAAAGTCAAATTATGTGACAATTAGTGTTACCTTGAAACCTAGATATTAATAAAATTTTACACAATACTGTACAATTCTATCAAAAAATTATTGACTTACTGTACTCGTCTCTAAGCATAGGGTTAATTAAAAGGTAGGGCATACCCTTAGTACCTAAAAGAACGTGCAATACACGAAGCCACATGCTCTTCTACAAGCATGTTTATGTCCACCTCTGATAGAGAATCTAAGTCTCTCCTATTTATGACATAAGCATGGGTATCTATCTAGCAACATTTGTTGCGTTATACTCTGTCAATCTACTGTACAAATTTCCAAAGTCTCGGCATAAAATTTCCTCAACTCTGGAATGCCATGTACCTTTTTCTATTCTTTTCACTCAGCATCCTCCAATATTTGAGCAGACATTTCATCATCTTGCTCTTGTTGTTTAACAAAGTCTAACCACTCTTGACTGTTCTTGTCAACAGTATCAAACCATTCTCTAAATACTTTACTCATACTTTACTCTCCTTTAAGTATCGTTAAGCCATCTCGTTCTTGTTCTTTGACGTAGTTCTCCAAAGCCTATGCAACATCATCAACATCATAAGCTACATTGTCCAGATCTTCTTGACTAACCCATAAATTTACCAAAAGGTTATCCAACCTCATTAGTCACTCGCACTTCAAACTTAGGATCCAGCCATTCTTTCTGTAATAGATCATCTAATTCCTATGGTCTTGCCAATTTACTTTTATTTATTACTCATATCATCCTCCTTTTTAAAATTAGGTGGTAGTTTTTTAGTTCCGAAGATAACTACCAACTCCTCCAACAGCAACATAACTATCGGTTTTTATAGTGCCTGTCAACACTACTTCTTGTCCTTCTTTACTCGGACAAGGTAAAACCATGGACTACTAGCAAACCACTCCTCTATCCTAGTTTATAGTAGCTCACGCTGGATAGCTGGTGCAGTCTTGTCAACTACTCCCTTACTCGGACAAGTTTGTAGTTAGTGCATGGTGGTTTAGTTCTCATTTACTTTTATCCTTAACTCGCACTTCAGACATATAAGACCAGTGGGATTTTACAAAGGCTCACTCCTAACTACAAAACATATCCTATCATATCAATGTGTCATTTGTGTGACATTATTGTGACAGTTCTGCAATATCTATATACTTAAAAGGTTTAACAGACATCATGTTTTCCATGAAGAATTGTCTGTATTCCCCATCAGTACTAATACAACCACCAACTAATATCTCATCATCAGCGTTGTATTTTAAATCGGATACAGTCACTAACATTCGTTGTTGGTGTTCACCTGTATCAGTTTTGTGATACTTAAACATCAAACCATACCCATCAAAGAATGCTTTACTTATTATATCTTGTATTGTCATTCATCTTCTCCTGTTATTCCTTTTGTTTCTAATCTGGCTACATCTTCCTTACAAATAACCAACCTGTCTTTAATTAAAAGATTTAGTTTTTTAAGAAAATCTAGTTCACTTTCTATCCTTTTAATTTCTTTTAAATCTTCCCATCTATACAATAATTCTTTTTTCATATGCCTTTCTCTTGGAATATTCTTGTTGCTTCCTCTTCTGCTTCATCATAAGACATACCATTCTCAACACACTCATCAAAGATTCTCTCTAACTGTTGTGCATTGTGATCGTCTCCAAAGTATTTACTCTCTGGATTTGTATCTATGATCTCAGCATCTTCATAGTAATCATCTACTATTTGATCTACTTTATTTCTATTCATAGTTTCTCCTCTACTAGTTCAACCTCATAAAAGTTTTCATCAAAAGCCTGTACTTTATTTGCCCACTTCCAATCGGTATCACATTCATGGTAGTTATTTACCTCAATAACTTCTCCATTTTTTAATTCAATAGAAAGTGTTGTCCACCTAACATCATAGTCTGCGACATCTTCCCAATTTATGTCTAAATCTTCCAAATCATATTGTATGACTTGTGTATAGTGTGCTTCAATATATCTTGGTTTATTCATTTTACTTAGTCAAAGTGTATAAGTTTTTACCATCATAGGAATAACCCATGTCAGTATAGTAAATACTTTTGGGTAGGTATGAGAAATATTTTCTCTTATCACTACCTCGTTTAAATGATCTATCAGTTTTGACAGCTAATCTAAACTTAACTCCCAACACATTAAAATGATAAAAGATTTTTCTGTTATCATACCTATCTGTAAATTTCTTTACCATATTACTAACTCCTAGCTTTACGCTAATTGTATTACATTAATTACAAACCCAGACGTATCTTGTCTAGCTTTGCCCTTTGCTTTCAGACCAACCACGCTATTTGGTTCGTCTAGAAATCTCATATCATGGGTATCCCCATCAATAACTTTTAAGCCCTTGAACATACTCGGTAGTATTTTATTCTTGAACACTACTGCTTTGTTGTTCGGTACTTTGTCAAACATCTTGGCATACTTGTCATTTGCTTCGCTATAACTCCATGTCAAGTGATAGTTTGGTATGTGTTCTATCTTCCTTGTTGGTATCTTGGTATAGTCATAGAATTGTACATCTGGAAACATGGCAAAGATGTTATCGTATCCATCAATCTCTATGTATTCCCATTGAATATCACTAGTACCATTTAATCTTATCGCAGGTCGCTTGTCCTTACGCTGACAGGCTCGGATGAATGTATTGATATCCTTGACTAGCTGTTGCATAAATTCGTCTCTATCGTTTAAGAATAGATCGGTCTTCTTTTGCCTAGCCTTTTGGATACTTGGATACACTCCACCAAGTCCAGCAGTATTTAAACAAGCATCCTTGCACTTGGCTATGTCTTGATATGGACATATCTTTGTGCTTACTGGTCGCAAATGCATAATGCATGACCAATACTTTTCCGATACTTTATTACTCTTATCAATCTTTGGATTAGAGTTTACGCTTAATAATTTATATCCCATAATAACCAATCCAACATAGTGCAATATACACTATCTGGAATCCATAAAATTTTATAGGATTATCTAAAACCCACTCATCAAATTTATTTAGTTTCATAGTTTACCTCGTTTATAAATTTCTAATTCTTTGTCTGATTTGTTTGATGTCTTTGTTATCAAAACCCAAGCCAAACACATCATCAACCTCATGGTCTTGTATTTTTCCTCTTAATCCATTCCAATCGTCTAATGGTTTTAAGATGTCATGCCCTAGATCAATGTCTAACTCATCACAGATTATTTTTTCAAGTTTGCAAATTGCATCCTCGATCTTTTCATATTTATTCATAACTCCCTCGCTAAGTTAACAATGATATACCCAATCGTTATGACTAGGTATATCTCTATTGCTAGATTGATAATCATATCAAACTTTTCTCAGTATCCCAAGCTTCTAAGACTTGTGATAACTTTAACTCGTTATCAAGATTAACTGAATAATCGGCTACTCGTTCTGTGCCACTATTCCAATTACTCCAAAGGATATAACCTTTACGCTGTTTAGATTCTCGTTCTCTAAATATTACCACCGCTTCATCAAGGTTATTAACCCCTACATATTGATCTGATTTTTTAGTGTTGCACACTTTTGTCAAATCTTGTGAGAAATCTTGGTATGTATCATAGAAATCAAAATCTATTGAATACTCCCAATCATTCTTTTTTACAGCTTTTTCTACTAATTCTAGTAGTAAATGTTTCATATAAAAACACTCCCTATAAAATGGCAACCTTTTCAAATCGTGGCGTTGCTCTGTTTCCTTTTTCGTTTAGGTTTCCCTAACTACTTAAGATCAGTATTACATACTCATTTAAGTATGTCAACACTTATTTAAAAATAATTTCAACTAATTACATTTAAATAAATGTAGTCAGTTTTAAAACTTGACTAGGTTTAGGGGATTAACTAAATCTCTTTTCTTGTTCCCTTATCATATGGGCTAATGTTTCAGGATTCAATTTATATATTGACTTCCTAACATATCCATATTGACTAGGTAATAACCCGTTAGGATTATTTGGCTTACGTTGGTAAAATTTACCATGCATCTCATTAGATAAAAGCTTTTCTTTAACAACTCTCTTAATAATCTTTTGTTGATTCTTTTGAGATTGTTTTTCAAAAGCTCTGCCTTTTTGATTAGCCTTTAAAATAATTCCAGCTAAAATATCTTTTCTTAGATTAGCCGGTAAATTTGAAAGACTAGAAATATTATCTATATTCATAATTTCCCTCGTTTCGATTAGGCTTAATTACCTAACTACTTAAGAGAATTAAAACATATGAAATTGAGAAATGCAAGGGGTAAATGAAAAAAAACCACCTTTATTTTGAGACTACTGTACAAATATACAGTAAAAAATAGGGTGTTCAGAATGGCTTGTATGAGCTTAAGAATATTTTTTAATGCTGTAGCATTGGTGAGATGTTCGAAGTCTTAGAATGAAGCTGATACAACCTTTATAAAGTTTATGAATAATATATTATAATTTATAAAGGGATATGTAAATTTTTAAAGGCGATAACCAGATTCTAAAATTTCAAAAGGCTTTAAAAACTTGTAAAATTTGGTTCAGACTTTTTCAAATTTGTCAAGCTTTTCAAATAAAATAAATAAAATAAAAAGCTTGTAAAACTTTTAAAATTGTGATAGTTTTTTTGCCACGCTTTACAAGCTTTTGAAATTGCGTCATTTTTTTTCGCAAGTAAAGAGCTGAACGAAGTGAAGGCAATAGCAAAAGGGGGTACACAGGAGGTACAGGGGTAGTAGGGGGTAGGGATATCTAAATGTTATACATTTCGAAAGGTTTTACAACATTAACCAGATTGCCCGGTATGCAATAATTTCGCCTATGAGTTATGATGTTTTGAATAAGTCTTGGAACGACTAGGATGGGTTAGGTTGGGTTATGTTATATATATAACCGGGGAGAACCTTACAATTCTATTGTACACATTTATTTACGAGTTTTGTCAAGTCATTTGCGAAATAAAGTAAAAAACTTTACAAAGGCTTGACAAA